TCGATATTGTCTACACTTCTTCTGGAAGCACCGTAACTGGTATTTCTGGTGCGGAACTGGATGTAGCAACTGGCGCAACTGGTACGAGTTTGCCACTGAAAGCAATTGATATCTCAGGTGACCCTGAGAACTCAGATGTTGCTTCAGCAAACACCAACGTATTAGTTGTTATTCAAAACCATATATTTGGCGTTAAAGGCGCTGGATTAGCTTAGGAGGATAACTAATGGCTATTTCAAGAGCACAGTTAGCCAAAGAGCTAGAGCCAGGACTCAACGCTTTATTTGGCATGGAGTATGCGCGTTATGAAAACGAGCATGCTGAGATCTTTGAGACAGAAGCTTCTGACAGAGCGTTTGAAGAAGAAGTCTTAATAGTTGGATTCGGCAACGCTGAAACCAAATCGGAAGGTCAATCTGTTAACTACGACAGTGCAAGTGAAGGTTTCACAGCGCGTTATACGCATGAAACTATCGCTCTGGGCTTCGCGTTAACGGAAGAAGCAGTCGAGGATAATCTCTATGACCGCCTTGGCGCACGTTATACGAAGGCTTTGGCCCGAAGTATGGCTCACACCAAGCAAGTTAAAGCTGCTAACGTATTGAACAATGCGTTTAGCTCTAGCTTTACGGGTGGTGACGGAGTGTCTTTGATTAACACCAGCCACCCATTAGCTGGTGGTGGTACGCTTGCTAATCGTCAAACGACGATGGCTGACCTTAACGAGACATCTTTAGAAAATGCTTTGATCAGCATCAGCACTTTTGTTGACGATCGAAACATGATCTTGGCCCTACAGGGAACCAAGTTGATTGTTCCTCCTCAACTTCAGTTTGTCGCTGACAGGCTTCTAGAGTCACCTGGACGAGTCGGAACTTCCGACAACGACATCAACGCAATCAGGAATATGGGTCTGCTGCCGCAAGGTTATGCAGTCAACCATTTCTTGACTGATACTGATGCGTTCTTCATTTTGACTGACGTTCCAGACGGCTTTAAGCATTTTGAAAGAACTCCGATTTCAACTTCTATGGAAGGAGATTTCGACACAGGTAATGTGAGATACAAGGCTCGTGAGCGTTATAGCTTCGGCTTCAGTAACCCACGTTGTGTGTTTGGTTCTCAAGGAGCGTAATGTTTCACATGGAACATTGATGAAAAGGGGCATTTGTTGCCCCTTTTCTTTTTTTACTGTATAAAACTTGTATCCCTGACAGGTGCATACCGCGCCTGACAATAGCCGAGACAGGAGACATATATGGCTAATTCAACCTTCACTGGACCGATTCGATCGGAGTCCACTCTAAAAACCATTAGCAAAAACTCATCAACTGGTGCAATCACTGAGATTGTTACGCTTGGTGATGGACCCGTCAGCCTTTCTGATGGAGATGTGACACTAACTAATGCAACGCATAGCGGCAGAATTTTGCTTGTTCCAGACGGCGGTCAGGACAACACTTACACGTTACCAGCACCAATTGCTGGATCTGTGTTTAGATTTGTTTATGCAGGTGGGGCGGCAGATGCGACTGATGCACTTATTATCACGCCAGGTAACACAAACTTTTATATTGGTGGCGTGACCTTATTGGATACAGATGGCGACTCAATCAGCAGTGTTTTTTCTAATGGAAGCTCAAACAGCAGTATTCAATTAAATGTTCCTGCTGGATTTGATGTGACTATCGTTGGTCTAAATACCACCAATTATCAAATCTTTGGAAATGTTACGAGTACTACTGCTCCTGCGTTTGCTGATCAGTAATAGGAGACACTTATGGCTGATACAGTAACTTCTCAAACCATCCAAGATGGAGAGAGAAAAGCCGTACTCAAATTTACGAATATCAGTGATGGGACAGGTGAATCAGCGGTTACAAAGATTGATGTAAGCGCGCTTGCAAAAAACAGTGCGGGT